CTACCACCATATTAGTTGTAGCAACCGTTGTTGTCGTGCCGTTGACCGTGAAGTTACCACCAACAGTTACATCACCGGTAGTTGTAACCGTATCGATAAAAGCATCTTTCCATCTAACACCAGTTGATCCAAGATCAACATCACTGTCAGATTGTGGTCCAAATATATTATCGCCTAGATAAACTTGTTCGACGTTAGCTGCATAGAAATGTATTTCATCAGCTGTTTCAAAATCTATTTTTGTTTGATCGTCTTCACCAATTTTTATATCAGTTGCCAATAAAGAAGTAATAGTCGTTTGTGCAGCGTTAATTGCAAAATCTATGGTGTTGTCAGCGTCTTGATAAGTTACAGCAATACCAGTTTCAGTATTAGAACCAACCATAGCACCAGTTGTGTCAGAAATAAATTCAGCTAGTGTGGTGCCATTAACTGTTATTGCATCTGCTTCTAATGTGCCGTCAACATCAACATCTCCAGATATATCTAAATTTGTAAATACAGATGTACCGACTGCTGTTACTGTACCAGCAAAGGTAACATTTGCACCAGCGAATGTTGCAGCGGTTGTTGTGCCTGATTTAATAATTAAGTTACCAGATGTATTAGTTAAAGCACCGTAAGTAGTGTTATTATCTTTAAATACTGTACCACCCTCGCCGTCTAATATAATTGTTCCAGCAGAGTCAATTGTTAAATTACCTGAACTTAAATCTATTTGCGTGCCATCTATTGTAATGTTATCTACAACCACACCAGCGTTAGCTGTAAGAACTCCGGTAACACCTAGCGTACCAGCAACAGTGGCGTTCTCGTCAACTGTTAGGGTGTCAACTTTTGCTGTACCATCAATAAATAAATCTTGCCATTCTTTAGATGCACTACCTAAGTCAAAAGTACCGTCGTCATCAGGAATAATATCGGAATCAACTTCACCACCAAAAACAATGTTGTCTGTGTTAGCATCACCAAGAGTTAGCGTGCCACCGTTAAATGTGGTCGTACCAGTTACCGTTAGATTACCACCAACATCTAAGTTAGCACCTAAAGTAACGTCACCATCTGCGTCCAGGAATACGGATCGCGCTGCAGGCATAGTACAAAATACGGTTTTCGTACCAGCAGAAAAGTTAACTGCACTATCACTGTTAGAACTAGCATATATGGTAGTACGAGTAAGATCAGAACTGTCACCGTCTAGGGTGCCAAGACCAACTTCAAACTCATCTGCAGTAGAATGAAAAATTGCATAGTAAGTAGTATTAGAGTTACCAATACCTTGGGCAAAGGTTTCAAAACCATCTGAAGCACCACCTAAAGACAGCGCACCGGTGCCGGTAGTGGTTGTAGTTTCTTTGACTCGTTCGTTAAGTACTAACGCCATTTAGTCTCCTTATGCCAATCTTATGATTGCTGTACTTGTTCCTGCTGCTGGAAATTGTATCGTAAAAGTTCCTGCAGTAGTTGTAAAATTTCCACCAAAATCTAACCAACAAACAGCATTAGCACTAGCGGTATTTGCACCGCCACTTGATTGATATATAAGCGCGAACCTTGCAGTTGTTGAAACAGTGGTAAATGATAAATCATTAAAATCTATAAAAGCAGTTGTTGCTGAAGAACCTCCAGTAACACCACTATTAACTAAGGTACCACCGCCACTAGTATAACCAGTGCCACTTGATTCATTAGTTGTATTAAATACAGAATCAGTTGCTGCGGCTGTTCTTGATGAAGTATATAAAGCTAATTTATAAGTGTCACCACCTGATTGAAAATTGTGGTTGCCTTTTAACAACTGGTCTTTAAAAACATTACTAATTATATTAGCCATATATTATCTCCTTAAGGGTTTCCAGATGGCACTGGTATTCTAACCACTCCATCCATATATTCGTCTCTTCTTCTTCTACCCATTTGTTCTCCTGCAAAAGGTGTTAAATGTTCTTTATAATACTGTTCGTACATTTGAACCATTTGCGGGTTTTTTAAAAATTTAAAAGCTTCTACGAGGCAGGCATAAAGCAACATCTCTGGTGCATTTGTACTAGTCCAAGTTGTAGTAGTACTTGAAGATAGTCCTGTGGGTTGCGCATTATACGCTAGTTCCACAGTATATGCTGCATCAGGCGTTGGAGCAAGCACTATTGTATCGTTGTCCCAGTTTGCATAATATTTAGGTGTCCCAGTAGTAGTTCTGTTTGGTAAAAACTCGTTCATAAAAGAACTGTCTTTTTTTTCTAAGGATATACGAACATTGTCAGTATTAAATATTTGTACATATCTAATAAAAGCAAAAGTCTGTGGGGTAGCTCCAGGCATTGCTACAAAAGGATCTCCTGATGTTAAAGAGGCAGTTTTATATTTTTTAAACACATCCAAATCAGCGTTCCTAAATATTCTTGATTCAGCGTGTTCTATTATATCATTAATAATAGTTGACGTTAAAACATTATCATCTGTTTCAGTATAATCTAAAATTTGTTGTGTTAATTCTGCGTATGTTGTCATGCTATTATAGTTGCTGGTCCAGCGTAAGACCTAGCACCTCCTCCATTAGTATTACCTGTTGTTGCCGTATCTGTCACTACTGTAAATGTATAGGTATCTGTGTTAACTACGGTTATAGTATAACCAGCAGCCCTATTTATATTTGTTAAAGTAATTCCATCAAAACTAATAGCATTGTAAAATTTAACAGTGTCATTACTTGTTCTACCATGATTTGTTTCAGTTACTGTAATTGCACTTGTGCCAGCAGTTCCTGTTTTAAAAGAATTAGTTTTTAATAAATTAGGTACGGCAGTTTCAGTTCTGTCTGGTCTTGCATCTTTTAAAGCTTGTGCGTCTGCTGTGTGTTGTCTAGGTTCTAGTTGCGGGTGTTTCGCTTCAAACTCAGACCTATGTACAAGAGCACCGTTCCATTCTTTTAACATCTCGTTATAAGGAAAAGCCATACCACTTCTATCAGAAATTGCTTTTGATTTTGTTCCTGTTGAATATTTAGACATTATCTGTAATTAATCCTTGGTCTAATGTGTGTACTAGTTGAAGAACCATCTTCAATTAAAGCACGATTTAATTCTTCTTCGTAAAGTCCTTTAGTTTGTGGAACTAGTTCAGGACTATATTTTTGAGATAAATAATAAGCTAATCCTGATACCATACAAGGTACAAAACGATAAGGTACATCACTAGCATTTGTATAATCACCAACATCTTCTATTTTTTTTACATAATATAAATGTAGGTCTGAACTGGCTGATGTAGAGTCAGGTACAGGATAAACAGTTACTGTAACTCTATCTATAAATCTTTGTACATAATATTGTGTAGGCTGGCCGGCTTGTAGTTTATTAGCTAACGCAGAATAATCGGAACGACTAATCTTTGACAAAGCAATATCTCTTTGTGAAGATTGTGTTTTATCTGTTCTAAAAGTTGTTTCTAATACATCGTCCATACCAAAAATAGTAGAATCAATTTGATTAGTAGTTGCCTGTGCACGATTAGAATCAGCGGTATCATCTGCTGCACTTCTAAAGAAATGATATTCAGCTTGGTTTTCAATTAAATCAATATTGGTTTCTTTAAGTTCCCAATAATGCAAACCTCTATTACCCCATTCTTGAAACATTATATTTAAAGAACGTCGAGCTGATTTAAGTTGATAGCCAGTTAGTTGATCTACACCAACACGTTGATATGCTTCTTCTATAATTTCTTCTATAGAAAAAGTTTTATCGAACGTTGCTGTTCCTGAAGTAGTGTTAGGCATAAGCTACTCCTTATTAATAATTTAATATCCACTCACAAGTAACGGAAGCACTATCTCCAGCAGTACAAGCAGGTAAAGTTACATTTACATCACCTGTAAAGTTTGAAGCTTCATTATTTTTAATACCACCTATAGAACTGTAATCAAAATGACCATCTCCCTCAAGTGTTAAAAAAATAGGATCTGTTCCTGAGTTATCCCAAGACATTCTTAAAGCATCTACTTTTGCTGTTACTGAA